TGCGGCTTTGCTTCTCGGCGTCCTCGTCAATCTGAACCATCGTGTCCGAATTGACCTCGATCCTGAACACCCGCAGCGGATTCGGCTGCTCCACCGCATTGGGGTCTGAAGCGCGTGGGCCAAAGAGCAGTTGCAGCGCAGGCCCGATAAGCTGCTGGTCCTCCGGCGTGAACTGCTCGGCACCGCAAATCTTGACGAAGGTCTCGACCGAGAACTTCCCGCAGAGGATTTGCGCCTTCAACTGGAAAAGATTGGTTGCGAACGAAGCAACGTCCTCCTTCATGGAGTTAAGCCGCAGCGATGCGTAGCGCCCTTTTATCTCCTGCGCCGTGGCGGTTTCGGAAGCCTCGGACTGCCCCCGCACGATATCGGCTAGGCCCGTAATGTCGTAGATGATCTTGAGGCACTGTTGAATCGCCTCGTAGCAGGCGCGCAGCGCCTCGTAGATGTTCTTCAGGTCTACAACGTCGATGGCGCCTTCAAGGCCGTTCTTCTCGGCAAACGCAGCCCAGTTCTTGACCGGGATCAGCGTGCCGTTAACGCCCTCGGTGAAAATACGGGCAATCTCAGGAATCGAAGCGTCGTAGACGCCCTTCACCTGTAGCGCCTGGATCAGCCCGCTAAGCCTGTCCGCAAGGGTGTCCAGTTGCATCGCTTGATCCTGATACAGCGTGAAGTCCGGGATCGGCACCAGCGATTCATTGGTGAGCGAGGCGTACAGCGGACGCGGGCAGGGAAAGAACTCCTCAAGCCCGAGCGGGTCGTCCTTCTCGTCCAGCATCTGCTTCAGCGACTTCGAGAGCCAGTACGCCTTTCCGGTTTCCTTGTCCCAAATCTCGTAGACGCAGGCCCGGTAGGTGTCTTCCCCCTCGCCAGACATTTCCTTACGGGTCTGATCCTCGGGGCGGGCATCGAGCGGGATGGTCTTCGCCTTCTCCTCGCCAAAGCGTTTTTCGAGCGCCAGCTTCGTCATGTAGACGCGCCGCCATACGCCGGTTACTTCGTCCCACGTCCGTGCAATCGTGTGGCCGAAGTCCTTCCAGTGGACGTAATCCACCGGAGCGCATTCGTAGTCCAGTTCCTCGTTTGGCTCGTCCTGGTCCTCGTTGATCTGATCGCCGTCAACAGGCGCTCCAGCCACGGCCCGGATATGCGGCTCGTATCGCGCCCAAGCCGTACCGCGCCCGCCAAGGAACCTGTCTAGGACGCAAGCCTTCATCGTCCCCCGGTAGTCCTCGTAGTGCTGCACCTCGAATTCGAGCGCCCGTTCCAGCATCATCCCGGCGACTCGGCCCACCGGGTCGCTATCCTTGAACCGGCGCGACACGTCAGGCTGCGGCACCTTGGAGTAGGTGACAGGTACTAGGGTCTGGACGTTCGCCCAAAGGATGTTGAACTTGGCCGTGCCGTCGTTCGTCGCGGTGCGGTCTTCATCCCGATACCGCTTGATGATCTTGTCAACGCGGGACTCCCACTTGCCGAACTCGCGCTCGTAGGTCGAGATACGCGCAATCCAGTCGTTCACAAGCCGCGACTCTGCGGCCTGCGCTTTGGTGGGGCGTCCTTTGCCGTTGACGGCCATCTACTCAGCCGGGGATGTAGAAGAACACAAGGCGCAGGTCGGCATCGCCAGGATTCCCAAGCGTCTGATAGGTAAGCCCACCGGGGCCAGCCATCGGGAAAGGGTAATAGGTGCGTGCCGCCATCGTCACCAGCGCCATCGTTACGGTGGTGGTGCCGGAGTAGAACGCTACCGTCTGCCCGCTTGCTTGGCTCGAAATCATGCCTTGCAGGTAGACGGGCTTGCTCGTCATGCCAATCACGCCGGTCCCGCTCGTGACGACGAAAAGCGAATTAGCTACGTTGTAGGTGGGTGCCATCTATATCCTCACTTGTCTGCGATGCTCGTTTTGCTTCCAGAGGTCTTCGAGGCACCCGACGCTGATACCGCCTTCGGGCATGCCGCGTACTTCGGTGGCAGTCTTCGCTTTCGGAGCCGCCACCTTGATTTCGTTCTGCGTTGCCACCGCGAGCATCCGAAAGGCGTCCGCGTAGTGCGATGTCCAGTCGTGCTTCGGAATCTTCTTGTAGCTGCGCTCGTCCTGCTGTTTCTCACGCTGGTAGCGGCGAAGCGCCTTGAGGCCGGGGTCGCAGCCCAGTTCATCGAAGTAGCACCGCCCGAACATCATCCGCGCCGCCTGGATGCCGTCCTCTACGCCGATGTCCGGCACAATCGCAAGGTTCGTGAGGTCTAACGCCGAGGCCAACTGCTGGATGATGGATTTACCCTTGGCTGCCAACGTCTTCGCCTTGGCGTCGTGCGGGAGGAAGTGTTTCTTGTAGCGGTAGCGCCTGCGGTGCGAGAGGTCGGCAATCGCAGGCCCCATCTTCGCCACCACGTCCTCGCCTACAAGGTCTATGGTGCATTCTCGACCCAGAATCTGCGTGGCGTACTCAGATAGACTTCCGCCGCTGGAGGCGTAGGACTCCAGTACATGGATTTCGCCTGCGACGACTTGATACCACCAGATGGCGGTATCGTCAGTGTGTCCCAAGTCCCAGGCCGTGTAGACGGGCGCATTCTCGTCGTAGCTGACCTTCGCAATGCGCTTGTCCTCGTAAGCCTTCCTGAGTTCTCTTGCATAGATCGCCCCTTCGAGCCATTGACGGCATTTACCCTCCCAAACGTGGTCGTAGGCGTCGGGGTCGCGGGCGTACAGATCGGCCTTTTCCTGCTCCAGCACTTCTGGGAACCACGGGTTATCGCGCCAGTTGACCTCGAAGTGCAGGCAGTTCTTCGGGGGCTGGGCGAGGAATCGCCGGTAGGTTTCGTCGTCCTCAAACTCCGGGTTCCATGTCAGCCAGATTTCGGAGCCGGGTTTGCGAATCGTGGGTATCAGAATGTCCCACGAGTGTTTGCTGACGGTCTGGGCTTCCTCAACCCATACGCGGTCTACCGCTTCGTAGGACTTGATGCGCGTGATGTTCTGGCGCAGGCCCTCAAAGGCGAATTCAGTGCCGTTCTTGCCTTTGACCGCTGCGGCCTGTACGTCGTAGAAACTGGAAAGGCCGAGGTCTTCTACTTGGTCCGAGAGAAGCTTATGGACCGAATCCTTGATGGAGTTCTGATACTCACGAGCGCAGAGAATGCGAAGGGGCTGGCTCGCCCCTTGGATTAGCAGCGCCCTCGCCACTCCCCAGGACTTCGCACCACCCCTCCCCCCGTGCAGTTCCTTGTACCGGCACGGGGTGAACAACCCATTCAATTTCGCAGGAAACTGGATCACTTGGGTTTTCCATCAACAGCTTCAACAAAGCTGATGGTGATAGCCGGTGTTGCTTTGTCCCCCGAAACTTCGAGAGTCGCAGCGGGCTTGAGGAGGATTTCAATTGCTCGAAGACGGTCAGAATGTTTGACGGGTTCTTCTGGCTTCGACAACGCTGTATCGAAAGCGGCCTGAAGAACCTTTGCCATTTTGCGCGATTTTCGTTCTCTTTCCGCGTCGGCCAGCGCAGATTCCCTGTTTGCGTCTCCACGTATCCAATTTCGATATATGGAAAAGTGAACCTGCGCGATAGCGGCAAGTTCCTCGACAGTAGCTCCTTCTTGAAGTCGTTCCATCTCGGCAGGGAACCAATCTGGATCTTCATTTTTTTGCGCTAGGAGTTGCCACATCTCCCGGCTGGCTTTGCTCATTGAAATGCCCCGCTCGCAAGAAAACCCTCACAAGGAAGGAGGAAGTTGTTTGAGGTTTCTGCGGCGGGGCGAAACTTGACCATTGGCGGAACTTATTACGCCTGTTTGCGCGTCTTAGCAATAGTTAGTGCTAACTTACCTTTTATCGCAGCGCTACGTTGACAGCGCAGCGGCAAATAGCGGACACTTACCTATGCGCGGCATTTGGTTCAAACAAAAACACGCCGAATGGGAAAAGGGGATGCTTGTGCAGCTACTCACCGAGCATCGCGGGAACATCTGGCACATCGCCAAAGCCATTGACGAGCGCCGCTCCAGGCTCTACCGGATGTTCCACCGGCACGGGCTAAAGCCAAAAGACTTCCGCAACGCAGGGCAAAATGCCGATCCACGGTAACGGCGGACACGCCAAGGTGGTGCGCGAACTCACGTTCAACCTGCGCCGTGGCTGGATCGTCGCCGTGGGGGACAACGCAGCCCGTAAGCGCGAGGCAGCGCGGTATACCGCCTTCGCCATCGGCATCCACCGGACAGCCGTTATCTCCCCGTCCGCGTCAATCGGGGTAGGGACCGTCATCATGGCCGGGGCCATCGTCCAAGCTGGCGCTGTCATCGGCAAGCACGTCATCCTGAACACCGGCTGCACCGTGGACCACGACTGCGTGATCGAGGACTTCGCCCATATCGCCCCCGGAGTCCACCTCTGCGGCGGGGTACGGGTCGGGGAAGGGGCGCTGGTAGGGGTAGGCTCCTGCGCCGTGCCAATGGCTAGGGTTGCCCCCTGGACGCTCGTTAAGGCCGGGAGCTTGGTCAAGTGAACCTCGCCATTATCAGCGGCTCTAGGGCAGACTACGGCCTCCTCCAGTGGCCCACGAAGGTGCTAAAGGAAGACCCGTTCTTCGCCGTGGCGGAGGTCAAGATTTGGGGCATGACCGCGCCGCAGGCCCTGCAAGCCGTGGGCGAGTACCTTGCGGACGCCCGCCCCGACTACGTGCTGCTACTCGGGGACCGTTTCGAGATCATGGCCGCTGCGTGGGCCGCGCACCTCCAGCGCATCCCCATCGCCCACATTGGAGGAGGGGACGTTACGCTAGGCTCCTACGACGACGCTATGCGCGACTGCATCAGCCGAATGGCTACGCTTCACTTCACCACATCTCTTGCCGCTTCTTTCCGGCTGGAGAATATCGGCCTAACCCGAGGGCACTTGGTAGGCAGCCCTGGAGTTGACTACCTCATGCACGCGCCGTGGCGCGTCGAGCGACCCATTACAGAGCCTTACGTGCTGGTCGCCTACTACCCGGAAACGATAGACGGAACGGTAGACCTCAAGGCTGTGGAGGAGGCGATAGCAGGCCGAAAGGCGATCTGGTGCACGCAGAACCTGGATGCTGGCAGCGACGCCATGCCGCAGGGCCAGGAATTCACCCACGACGAATTCCTCAACCTACTCGCCAACTGCGAGGAGTTCATCGGCAACTCCAGCGCGATCCTCTACGAAGCGCCGTTCCTCGGCGTCAAGACGCGCATGATAGGCAAGCGCCAGCGAGGGCGCGTAGTGCCATTTGGCGACGGCGAAGCCTCTAACCGCATCCGCGACATCCTGAAACAGCATGGATAAGGTGATTCGATGAAAATTGATCGACAGGTCAAAAATCCAGAATTGTTTGACTTCGCAAAGAAAAAACTACCGCCTTCATTGGTCGCAAGACGGCAGACAGATGGGTATGGTTTCGAGTATTGCATCTACCAACGAGATCACGTTCCGTTGTTATTACGAGGCGATCCGGTAGCCGTGATCTCTAGAGAAATTATTCACCTCTTTCATCACAACTACTTTTCAGACATGGAATCTCTCGCGCTTGCGTACGAAAAGGAAACCGGGCACGAAATTACCATCAGATATTCGCAACACCCCAAAGAAAAACCTCTTGGATAAGTACCTCATCGACGGGCAGAAGCTTTCCTTCCATCCTGCCCGCGTTGCCCAGTGGCTTGAGGCTGGCGACGTATCCGCGAAATACTGAAACAGCATGGAGCCACTAAATGAATGAATGTCGGATTTCTGGTGTCGTTGATCGCTGGAATCAAGTTATGACAGGCTGCGAGATTTTGGATATTTCGTTATTTTTTATCCTGCTCGTTTTCCTGTGGGCTACGGCCTACCTGCCGTTTCTTCTTTGGCTTGAGAAGCGACTAGATGCACGATAAATTCCTTATCGACGGGCAGAAGTTGAGCTTCCATCCGCACCGGGTAGCGCAATGGCTGGATGCGGGCGACGATTGGGAGAAGGCAAAACTCGTCTACCCCATCTACGTCGAAGTATCCCCGATGGGAGCCTGTAACCACCGCTGCACGTTCTGCGCCGTGGATTACATAGGCTACAAGGCCGTGTCCATCGAGGGGGCGCTGCTACGCGAGCGCATCAAGGAAATGGGCGCTCTTGGCGTGAAGTCCATCATGCTCGCTGGCGAGGGCGAGCCGCTGCTGCACAAGGAGATAAACGCCATCACGCTCGCCGCCTCCGGATGCGTGGACGTTGCCTTCACCACCAACGGCATCTTGCTCCACAAGCTCGAAACGCTCGATCTGTGCAAGTGGGTGAAGGTATCGGTCAACGCCGGTACAAAGGAGTCCTACGCCAAGGTCCACCGCACGAAGGAGAAGGACTGGGACGTTCTCTGGCGCAATCTTCGGGCGGCGGCAAAGCGCAAGGGCCAATGCACCCTAGGCGTGCAGATGGTGTGCCTGCCGGAGAACGCGGGCGAGGAAAAGGAACTCCAGGCGCTCTGCGACGACGCTGGCGTCGATTACCTCGTCCTCAAGCCCTACTCGCAGCACAAGTCCAGCATCACCACGCAGTACGCGGGCTACAAGCCCATCTCGCTACCCGCAGGGAAAGGAACGGTGATCCGTGAGGAAGCCATCAAGACGGAAACGCAAAGCTACGAGAAGTGTAACGCTACCCCCAATTTCTGGGCCTATCTCATGGCTGACGGGTCGGTCTATTCCTGCTCGGCTTACTTGCTTGACCGTCGATTTAACCTCGGCAATATTTCCGATTCGTCTTTTCGACTCATCTGGGAAGGGGATAGACGTAGAGAAAATTGGGAATTCGTTAAGAATCATCTGGACATCCACGAATGCCGCGTGAACTGCCGCATGGACAAGGTGAACAAATACCTATCTGGATTCGAGAAACAGCAGCACATAAACTTTGTATGAGCCTACCTACGCTAGCACTTCCTGAATCCTTGAACTACGTCGCCGTGTTTCTGACGATGGGTTGCAACTTGAATTGCTCCTACTGCATCAACGATCCGGTGCAAGACGGTAGCCGCAACATAAAATTTCCGCTCAAGGTGCTAGGCAAGCGTAAGGAAATGACGCCTGGAGAATGGGCGCTAGCACTGAACAGAATTCCGTTCCGTGATGATTTGCCTCTCACTTTACAAGGTGGCGAGCCGACGCTTTACAAGGGGATCGGCCATATTTTGAGCGCGACACCGCACTACTACGACATCCTTACCAACTTTGCGCTAAAGCCTGCGGCATTCTTCGCTGCAATAGACGGACGCATAGATAAACTCCAGCGCGACGCTCCATATCCATCTATTCGTGTGAGTTACCACAAAGACGAAATGGATAGAACGTGGGGCGATGGATTCTCGGAATTGGTACAACGATGCGAGGGCTTGGCCGCTTTCGGATTGTCTGTATCGCCAATCAAGGCGGAAAGCGATGTCGGCATCTACATGGTCGCGCATCCCGATAATGTCGCGCCCCACGTATCCGCCTACTCTGGCCGCGTTCCTTTCGAGAGGAAGGAGTTTCTAGGGGTACACGATGGAAAACTGTACGGCACCTACAAGTATCCTCACTCCATCGATCTCGTTTCCTCTGGTGAGCACAACTCCACCCTGGAGTGCGAGTGCCGTACGAGCGAACTCCTGATCGACCCGCTAGGGTTCGTCTGGGGCTGTCATTACTACCTCTACGAGTCTTGGGTTTCGTGCGGAATGGACGCGAAGTTCGCGCAACTCCAGGCAAAGAACTTCCGCTTCGATCCTGCATTATTCGTAGGCAAGCCATTCCTCCCTCTGGGTCACATGCTGGACCCAGCATTTACTGGTGAAGAACTAACGCAGTTTCACTTCTGCAACCACTACGGGCGCTGTGTTGGGTGTGACACAAAAACGAAGAACAACCGTTTCCAGTCTCTGGACGACATGGGGCAAGCGCATACCTCTGTGGAAATCAGGAACATCCAATGGCCAACAAAAAAACCGTCCTGATTGTCAAGACCGGGCAGAGTGAGACATTCGACGCTGAGAATAACTACATCGTCAGCCTTGGCGATGTATTGCGAACCACGCCGATTCTGCATGCCTTTCCGCCTGACACTTACGAGGTAACTTGGCTGACGGAGAAAGACGCAATCCCGCTTCTGGCAGATAATGACTACATCCAGAAATTGATGATTGTTACGCCGTTTACTGCCGCCCACCTCCTGCATGAAACTTTCGATATCGTTGTAAACCTTGAGCGCGATCCTAGCCTTTGCTCGATCATCGACCGCGTACCTGCCCGCAGACATTACGGCTTCCGCTACCAGCGACAGAGCATAGGTGCCTACGACCACGCAGACCGAGCGATAGAGATAATTTCGAGCGAAGTAGCAAAGAGAGCGAAGACCCAATCGTGGGCAGAACTGCTTTACGAGATGCTCGGTAAGAAGTACGAGGGGCAGGCGGCGATTCTTGGCTACAAACCTTCCGCTACGGCGGTCTATGACGTTGGGCTGAATCACTTGGCCGGAGAAAAATTCCCGCTAAAGAAATGGCCGAAAGACAGATGGGAAGCTCTTTCCTCAAAGCTAATGCAGACCCGCTCCGTATCGTGGCAAGCAGGGGCCAACAACCTGCGCGATTACATGGAATGGATCGCTAGTTGTAAAACCATCGTTACCAATGACTCCTTGGGCCTGCATATCGCGCTGGCTCTTGGAAAAAATGTTGTGGCTATGTTCGGGCCTACTCACGCAAGCGAAGTGCCGGATAATCCTCTCCTTACCAAAATCGTCGCAGAGCAAGGGAACATGCAGAACATAACGGTCGAGTCCGTCTATGACGCCTGCTGACCTCATCGCTTTCGAGCGCGAGGTGGCGGACCGTTTCGAGCGCGGGGAGATTCGCGGCCCGATCCACCTCTCCGGCGGGAACGAGCAACAGTTGATCGACATCTTCAAGGGCGTTCCCAGGAGCGCCTGGGTGTTCTCGACGTGGCGCTCGCACTACCACGCGCTCCTGCATGGCGTCCCACCGGAGAAGGTCATGGCGCAGATCATGGCCGGGCGCAGCATGAACCTCGCGTTTCCTGAGCATCAGTTCTTCACGAGCGCCATTGTCGGCGGGATTCTGCCGATTGCCTGCGGGGTGGCGGCGAGTGGCGCGAACGTCTACGCCTTCATTGGCGACATGGCCGCGAGCATCGGGGCGTTCAAGGAGGCAAGCAAGTACGCCTCACGGCAGAACCTACCGCTAACCATCGTGGTGGAAGATAACGGCCTCTCCACCAACACGCCGACGATTCACGCATGGGGCCGCAAGCGTGAGCGAACCGCCTATCGATACCGCGAATATGCGTATGAGCGGCGCTGGCCGCACACTGGTAGCGGCGTCTATGTCGCTTTTTAGAACCGCTGTCAACGAAGCAATGCTGCAACTCGCGCAAGATGATCGCGTGCTGTTCGTCGGGCAATCCGTGCGCTACGACGGGGCGGCGATCTTCGACTCACTCGCGGGCGTGCCGATGGAGAAGCGCGTTGAGATGCCGGTAGCGGAAGATTTCCAGATGGGCTACTGCACGGGGCTTGCGCTCACCGGGCGCATCCCCGTCTGCATCTACCCGCGCATGGACTTCATGCTCCTATGCCTGAACCAACTCGTGAACCACTTGGACAAGCTCCCCGGCTTCGGCTGGAGTCCGAAGGTCATCGTCAGGACTACGGTGGGGGCGAAGACACCCTTGGACGCAGGACCGCAGCACACGCAGAACCACACGGAGGCTTTCCGCTTGATGCTGAAGAACATCCCCGTCGTTGAAGTCAGAACTTCGACGCAGGTCTTGGTCGCGTACGCCGAGGCCATGAAACGCGACGGACCTACCGTTATCGTGGAGAACCCATGAGGGCGCTTAAGGCGCTTGGCCTCATGGCGGTGTTCTGCGTTGTCTGGCTGCTGCGTCCCATCGTGCGCGTTCGGTTCGGGCAACTCTTTGTCTCCCGGCTGGGGCATCTTGCCGCGAACACCGAGTGCTACCTTTGCGAGCGCGATGCTGGGCTGCAACCGAAGCGCACGCTGGACATCTGGACGCCGGTGGGCATTCCAGCAAACCGGCAGCTTCTCAAGATGTTCTCCCGCGTGATGTGGATAGCGCCGTGGGCGGTACTGCTCGATGTCATGGGGCGGCATACGAAGTGGTGGAAGGAACACCAGTTCTCGGACGCCCAGTGGGGCCGCGACATCCACAACCTCATGGAGAAGCAACCGGCGCATCTTTCCTTCACCAAGGCCGAAGAAAAGCGCGGGCAGGAAGGCTTGCGCTTGCTCGGCATACCGGCTGGTGCCAAGTGGGTCTGCATCATCGCCAGGGACTCCCATTACCTGAAGGCGAAGGAACCCGGCGCGGACTACTCCTACCACTCGTTTCGGGACTCCGACATCCAGAACTATCGCGCTGCCGCTGTGGCGTTGATGGAGCGCGGCTACTACGTCGTTCGCATGGGCGCTTACGTGAAGGAGCCGATGAAGCTCTCAGGCCCCATGTTCATCGACTACCCGATGAGTAACCGTGGCTCGGACTTCATGGACGTGTACCTGGGGGCTAAGTGCGCGTTCACCATTTCCAACGGCACGGGCTTCGATGCCATCCCGATGATCTTCCGCCGCCCCATCTGCTTCGTGAACGAAGCGCCGTTTGAGTACCTCTCGACGTGGATGAAGGACTCGCTCGCAATCTGGAAGCACCACTACAAGGACGGTAAGCGCATGAGCGTTGCCGAGATTGTCGCTTCCGGTGCTGGCCTCTTTGATCGCGCCCAGCAGTACAAGGACGCTGGCATCACGCTCGTAGAGAACACGCCGGAGGAAATCAGGGACGTGGCGCTTGAGATGCTGCATGTTTGGGAAGCCCCATTCTCTAAAGAAAGGGAGTTCTGGAAGAACTACCCGCGCTCCGTGAATCCGCATAACGGAGTGCGCCTGCACGGGGCGATACGGCTTCGCATTGGCTCTAAATTCTTGGAGAGTTACGAACAATGAACAAGGTCTGGAAATACTTTTGCCCAAAGTGTTCACACGAACGAGATGGCCTCTTAGACCACGAACACGGCATTGGAGGCTATTCGTGGGCGTGCCCACGATGCCATAACCACGACATTTCAAGCCGCAGAGTTATGAGAACTGACTGCCGCATCTGCCACGGTACGAACCTGCGCGAGATACTGAAACTCGCGCCTACGCCCATTGGCGACGAATTCCTGCTCGTGCCTAAAGAGCAGCCGCTGCATCCTATCGACCTCTACCAGTGTCAGGACTGCGGACTCGCGCAACTGCTCTACGAAATCCCGCCGGAGGAAATCTACAAGGACTATCTCTACCTCACCGGCTCGTCAGTGGGCCTCGATGACCACTTCAAGGAGTACGCGGGGCGCGTGGCGAAGGTCTGCGGCCTGCAACAAGGCGACATGGTTGTGGACATCGGCTCAAACGACGGGACGCTGCTCAGGCACTTTAAGGCGCTTGGAATGAGCGTCGTCGGGGTAGAACCCTGCGCGGCAATTGCTGACGCAGCGGTTAATGCTGGCATCCCAACCGTAGGGCGGTACTTCTCCAAAGGCATGGAGTTTTTTAAGTACATGAAGAAGGCGAAACTCATCACGGCGAATAACGTGGTGGCGAACGTGAACGATCTGGATTCGTTCATGGAGGGGATCGTGGAACTGCTGGCTGAGGACGGAACCTTCGTCTTCGAGTCCTTCTACTTGGGCGACGTGGTGAAGAACATGGTGTTCGACTTCATCTACCACGAGCATCTGTCGGCGTTCTCGGTCAGGCCCGTGAAGGCGTTAATGCGCCGCTACGGGCTGACGCTCTACAAGACCGAGCATCTACCCACCAAGGGCGGCTCAATCCGCTACTACTGCACGCGCTACTACGCAGCGCGGGGGAAAGAGGAAGTGCCGGATGACGACGCACGACTCTACGAAAAGGAAACCTATGTCGAATTTGCCCGGAAGATTGAGACTGAGAAGCAAAAGACGCTTGCGTTCCTACGACACCTCAAGGCGCAGGGGAAAACCATCTGCGGGTTTGGGGCGTCGATCTCCTGCACCACGCTCATTTACCATTTCGATCTCGCGCCCTACATCGACTACCTCATCGACGACAACCCTGCAAAGATCGGGAAATATTCACCCGGACACCACCTTCGGGTTAACTCAACAGCAGATGTTCAGTCCGACTACACCCTCTGCCTAGCCTGGCGCTTCGCTGACGACTTCAAGCGAGCGCACCCGCACGCCAAACTGATCGTTCCCCTGCCGAGGTTCCATGTTGCTTGATCTGGTTCAGAAGCTGCACAATTCCACGAAGCGCGACTACCTCGCCCGCATGCTGGACGACAAGGTGCATTGCATGCAGAAGGCCCGCGAGTTCGAGTTCGACTACTGGGACGGGGATCGGCGCTACGGCTACGGGGGCTACACCTACCAGCCGGGGCGGTGGAAACCCGTCGCGCAAGCCCTGATCGAACGCTACGGCCTTAAATCCGGGGACCGGGTGCTAGACCTTGGCTGCGGCAAGGGCTACCTCCTGTACGAGATGCAGCTTCTCATCCCCGGCCTTGTCCTTGTGGGCTGGGACAGGTCGCTTCATGCCGTGCGTAGCCAACACCAGCACTACAACGGGGCCATCGTGAAGGCGATGATCCAGGACGTGGATTACCTCTTGCAAAACTCCTTTGATCTCGTCATCTCGCTGGGGGCGTTACATAACCTCACGCTGCGCGATCTTGCGCTTGTGCTGCCCAATATCCAGCGCGTTGCTAAAAACGCCTACATCATGGTCGAGTCCTTCCGCACCGAAGCTGAGTTATTCAACCTCCAGTGCTGGTGCCTCACCGCCGAGACGCTGATCCGCCCCGAGGACTGGGAGTACCTTTTTGAACACTACGGCTACAAGGGGGACCATGAATTCATTTATTTCGAGTGAGGAACGCGAACTGACGGAGAAGTTCCTGCGCGATGGGTACGTCATTTTCGATGCCGAAGACCCGCACGACCTTGCCTGGATCAGAACCGAAGTCCGCGCAGCCAGCGGCTACGACGAGCTTGACCCAGCGAGTCCGGAGGAACTGAATGCCACGAAGCTCAAGGTCATGCGCCACCTGAACGAGTGGCCCGATGGACGCCTGCGCTACTTTCGGCTCGCCCGGTATCACCTCTACACGCTGATTGGCAACGAACTCGCCATGCAGAAGCGCTTCAACCTCAACATCCAGGTGCCGCACGATGCGACATCGCTCCTCCCGGTCCATGCCGACACGTGGACGGGGGACTCCGCGTACCAACTCGTCCTCTGGGTGCCGCTTACCGACTGCTACCGCACGAAATCCATGTACATCCTACCGCCGGGGGAACCGTACACCCTCGAAGGCTCGGCGGAGGACGTGTGGCTGCGGATCAAGGACCGCGTGAAGTTCCTCGACGTGAAATACGGCGAAGTGCTGCTATTCAATCCGACGCTCCCCCACGGCAATCGCGTGAACGAGGAGAATAGCGCCCGCTGGACGATCAACTGCCGCTTTAAGTCAGTCTGGAGTCCCTATGCGGTGAAGGGCGCGGGGGAACACTTCGAGCCGATCACGCTACGGGCTGCTTCCATCATCGGCATGAACTACCAGCACCCATGCGTTTAAAAGGCTACTGCTCCGTTCGCCTGCCCGTTCCCGTATCGGTGCAGAACCTGGTGCTGCGTGACTACTGCGCCCGCACGGGCCACACCTACCTCCTCGCGGATGTTGAGTACGTGATGGAAGGTTCCTGCGTGATGCTCCGTGGCATCGACGCACCGGCAATCGTCGCCTACAGCATGTTCATGGCTCCAGAACACGAGTGGCCGAAGGGCAAGGAAATCCACTTCGCGCTGGAGGGGTACGTGCTGCCGAGGGATGCGGAAACCGTTGCAATCATCAGGAGGCTCAATGATTAACTGGTGGCGCACCGACTTTGACGAGGAGGACGCTGGGGCGGTAGCCGATGCCGTAAGGCACAAGCACCTCTCCAGCGGCCCCGTAACGCGGGAGTTTGAAGAACGCTTGGCAGAGACGCTTGGCGTCCCTTACGTCGTCTGCACCACCTCGGGGACCACGGCGCTCACGATGGCGCTCCTCGCGGCTGGCATCGGACCCGGCGACGAAGTAATCGTCCCTGACCGGACCTGGATCGCAACGGCCCATGCGGTGATGATGACGGGGGCCGGAGTCAATCTCGTAGATGTCGCAGAAGACAGCGGATTGCTATCAGAATTTATGGCACCAAGGGGACGCTTTGCGATAATCCCCGTCAACCTCAATGGGCGGGTAGTTCCTTTTGCAGATGAAGTGAGGGATTATCTCCTTGAACGAAAATCTCATGTCATCGAAGACTCCTGCCAGTCCTTCCCGATTGCTCCACGTGGAACAGCCGCCTGCTACTCCTTCTCCACCGCGAAGCTGATCCCCACCGGCCAGGGCGGGGCGGTTGCCACGCGGGAAGAAGGCTTCTACCGCGAGCTACTGGCCCTCAGAACCCACGCCATTGAAAACGCCATGAACCCCGTCCCCCTCGCGTGGACGCGCTTCGGCTACAACTTCCGCTACACGGACCTCCAAGCCGCGCTCGGCCTAGTCCAGCTCAAGCGCCTC